TAGAGAATGGCGGATTCATTATTACATAATCAAATTTTTCATCTGGATAATCGTCTGCAAGAAAATCTTGTCCATATTCAGCAGATTCTATCGTAACTCTAGAATTTTCAGATAGAACATAATTAGGTGTTCTATCTTTTATATCACGAATTGTAATATCTAAATATTTTTTAGTTTTATCTGCATAATTTATAATGCCTTGTAACATATGGCCGCCACCAACACAAGGCTCTAATACTGTATAATGAGTTCTAATTCCTTCTACAGTATAAACATCTAGTCCTTCAATTTCAAGAATATTGGTTACTTCTTCCGTTGGAGTGGCATAATAATCTTCTGCTTGACGTTCTTTATTATTCTTTTTGTAGCCAGAGTAAGTTCCTTTTTTATCATATTGTCCCATACTACATCTCCTTCCAAACAGAATATTCAAAATCTATATTGGTATTTTTCTTATACCATTCTATGCTTTTATTGAAAGTTTCAAAATCCTTTTCTAAACAAACAAACTTTCTATTTGTTTCTGCGGCGGCAAGCATTGTGGTTAATCCACCCGCGCAAGGATCAAATACTAAATCTCCTTCATTAGTGTTATCTAAAATTAATTCTTTAAATAAATCCCAATGCTTTTGAGTTGGATGTATACGCTTCTTTCCACCAGGAATTGGATAACGGAAAACGGTATTCTTGCAATTTGCGTTAAAGGTTTTTGCTCCTTTGCGTTTAAACCATACAGCAAACTCTACACCACTCAAATAAACATATTTACCATTTGAAGGCACGGGATTAGTTTTCTCCCATATAATTGGTCTTGTAGTTCCTGGTTTATCAACAAAAAATTTAAAAATGTCACTGAATTGTTCGCGGCCGCAGAATATAATAATACTATTATTACAAATCCTATAGACTTCTTCACAAAATTTTAATGTATCAAAAGTTGCTTCATCTGCAGAACCTAAACTATCTAAACTTTTCATTTGAGAAAGACCATTAGTCTTTCTACTTACTTCATCGTATGGAATATCTGTAAGAATAAAAGAAATACTTTTTGAAGGTATTTCTTTCATAAAATCCATACAATCACAACAAAAAATTGAATTTTCTTTCATTATTTTCCTTTCCTAGAAATCAAAAATACTATCTCTAATATTATAATCTGTAATTATTAACTGCGGTGTTTCCTTGCCCATAAAGCGATTAATGCTCGCGCGTCCAAGTACTGTAATTGTAATATTATCTTTTCCATCTATAGACTTTAAGAAGTCTTTTGCGTGAAATTGAATATATTCAACTCCGTTGTGGGAGAATTTAATTGTATCTGCAGTTTTACCCATAACTTGTATATCACGACAATTTACTGGAATATCTTCTATTACAATCAATGGTTCGTTAAAACCTTGTCCATACAAATCATGATAATAATCAATATCACTAAAAAGCAAATCCAAACAATCTTCATCTTCATTAAAAATAAAATCAACAGAATACACACCTTCATTAAAGTCTATATCTTTTAGTTTTTCATTTGCGTATTCGTTAAGTTTGTCAACATTAGACCTATTGATGCCAAACCCCGCCGCATTCGCGTGGCCTTGCACATACGTACATAAATTACTATCTAATAAAAACTGTCTTAAATCTTTAAGCTCACTTTTATCGTCATTACGAATTGAACCTTTAAGTTCTCCATCGCTATTAGTTCTACCTAATAATACTGGTCTATGATATACATTCATTACTTTCATAGCAATAAGGCCAGTAATTGTGCTGTCAACTTTACTAGGATCATCGACATCAATTATAAGAATTTTATTATCAGTTAAATTATCTCTTTCAATAATCATGCTTAAATAATCTAAAGCATTATCTTCCGCGCGCTTTTGACGCGATTTAGCATTGATACAATTGCGGGCGTTCTGTTCTGCAATAGTTTCCATTTGGCCTGGTTTAGCTCCGCGCTTGGTACTTTGAACTAAGGTATCACCTTCAATAAAATTTCTAAAAAGTAATTCTTTATCATTCATACTTCCTACTCTAATAAGCGCATTAATGAGTGGTACTATATAAAATGCTATTCCAATTGGACTTAATCGTGTAGTATCTCCAAGAGAATAGGCTTGTTTTTCTACTAAAACTCTAAAACCAAAATTATTAACATTAGCTAATCCAGTTTTAAATAGATATCTATTTTCTAAATCACTAACATCCATCATATCTCCAATTGCACCTAGGGCTGCGAGATCAATTAAATTAAAAGCAAAATCTTTTATATCGTCATCCATATCTATACAATAGTAATTAATAAACTTATATACTATTGTTGCTCCAGACAATCCTTTATTTGGATAAATTTTTGAAAGTTGATTATTAATTACAATTGCATTTGGGCTATAATATTCCGCTTCGTGATGATCTAAAACTAATATATCTACACCAGCATTTCGTAATTCCTCGTGAAAGTCATAATCATTACTAGAGGCGTCGGGGATGATCAAGCAATATAAATCATCAATATCACGAAGTTTATTCATTTGATCTTCTAATCCGTGTTGTTTTCCTTCGTGTATATAATATCTAATTTGAATATTAGGATTTAATTTTTTAATAAATAAATACATTTGCGCGGCGCTAGTATACCCATCACAATCGCAGTCTACTAATAAGTCAATTGGGTGTTCTGCCGCGATATGCTTACGAAGTAAATCACAACCCGCGTCTATATGATCTAAAAGAGTAGGATCTAAATAATTATTTATGTAATTTGGATGAGTAAGTCTTTTTAATTTTTCTCCAGTAAATCCGCGTGCCGCGAATAAGTCATTAAGATTTACTGGTATTTTATCACAACTATCTTTATTATATTTTAATTCATATCTCATTACACTCTAATTCTTCCTTTTATTAACTGTTCAAATTTTTCTTTGCCACAGTCAATCGGTGAATCTTTTAACTGTAACAAGTTATCTTTATCTCTTACAAAAGAGAAAGTACAATATTGAGAATATTTATTACATAACTCTTTCATTTTTAAACTATATTCGCTAAGTTCTTCATATGTTTCATATTCTTTATCATACGCTATTATGATTTCATTTATATCGAAGTTTTTTACTAATAGTTTAATTTGATTTTTATTTAAGTGACTGCCGCAAGAAGCAACAACTATTGAGTTTTCACCATAATATTCCCAACCTAGTAAAGCACTTTTTTCACCTTCCATTATAATAACTTTATGAGCTTTGTTGATTCCATTCTTTACTATATTAAGTCCATAAAGATTTAATGAAAGTGGATGCTTATAAATTGTTTGTTCTATTTTAATTGGCCTATATTTACCAAATTCTTCTATTTTATTTTCATCTAAATTGCGTTCTCTAATTCCAATTAATTCCCCATTTAGATTATAATGCGGGATTACTATGCTATTTCTTTCTATAGAATATAATATGTTAAACTTCTTCATAGTTGCCGGAGAAATATGTTCATTTATCCATTCTACTGGATAGTAATTTGAAAAAATCTTTAAAACTTTGTCATCTATTACTTTTAAAACTGGCTCATCGCTTTTTACATATTTATCAACTTGACTTATATATTTTTCCGCGGCCGTGCTATCACTTACGCTAATTTGAGAATTTTGTAATACAAATAAAATTATATCGTAAAAGGTATAATCTTCTTTACTTCTTTTATCTTCGTGCCTTTCTACTCTTTTTCTTCCTAAAAGTTGAAACCGCTGATCAATTAATTCAAATAGATTATAACTTTTATTGCACTCTGTATAACAAACAAATCTTTTATTATCAAAATAATAGTATAGTTTCATACTTGCTTCTTCACTATACAAATTATGACAAATGGTTGGAAAGATAATACAATTATGTTTTTCTTCATACCTATCTGCGCCTAAGCGAATTACTATATCTATAATATCTTCGTTTGTTAGTTTTTCTAATAAACTCTCTAAATCTATCATAATAAATCATTCCAATCTATTTCAGTTACTTCTCCAGTTTCTTCATTAACACTAACGCCATTTAATTCTAATAAGAATCTATCAAGTTCTCCGCTATTTTCAAAATCTATTTTATAAAATCTTTTTATTGCTTCAAGATTCTGTTTTCTTGGAATTGATTGCATATTACTATCTGTTATAAATAAATCTTTTTTACGGCAAGTACCTAAATCAACATAACTCCAAATACGAACATTATTATATCGTCCTCTTAATTTATATATATCTGTTACTTGATTAGGCATCATACCAATTGATCCAACAATTTCTTGAATGACTTCTTTGTCTTCTTCAGACACATTAGAAATAATACATCCCATATCTGCCTTGTCCGCGATTGCCTTAGAACCGCGAAGAGAAGCCATAGTCTTCATACCTTTTCTTTCATTCTCATTTAGAGTTACTTGAGTAGAAGATTGCATAAAAATATTTAATTGAATTGCTAAATCTTTTAACGCTGTTGAAAACATTGATAAAACTACATCCTCGCGAAGTCGCGAATCTTTAAATTCTCTAATTAAAGAAGGATTATTAAAAATATAATCAAAGAAAACGCAACTATAATCATCGCATAAAACTTCTTGTCTTACAATTGCCTTTATACTTTCAATGGTCGGTTCTGAGATTCTAACTATTTTAAAATTATCTTGGAAGTAGTCTATTAATTGAAGTGTTTGTGATAAAACTTTCTCATCAACATCATTCTCAAATAACCCCAATCTAATAACTTCTTCATTTAATCCTGATAAAAATGCTATTATCATTAACTGAATCTCATCTGGACTTTGCTCTGTTGCAATAAACAAAACTTTTTCTGTACTACCGCTATATTCCCATTGTCCTATACTTCGATTATATCGAAAGGGATAAGCAAGATTACAGGCATCTCCCACCATTGAGCGAGTTTTGCCTACACCGCTCAGCGCAGACCTTATAAAATACTTGCCCCGTCTTGCGCCGCGACATACTGTATTATAAATTTTGCCAAGTAATGGCGGCCCAACTTCTGGAGATACTTTTAATTGTTTAAGAAGTTCTTGTAACCCTTCATTTGCTTTTTTCTTTTCAATATCAGAGCCTACTTGATAACTACTTTCTAAAACGGCTATCTTCTTTTTAAAGAAATTGACCATATCATCTATAGACATCCCTTCAAAGTTATCCATTATATTGTTATAATCTTTATCAAGTATATCTTCTGGATAAAGCCCTTTTATATCAAAGCCTTGCTTAACAAAATCATTAAGAAGGTTATATTTTTTAAACTTATTATAATAGTAATCAAAATTTTCAACATTACTAACTTCTTCGCAATCTTGAAGATATTCAATACCATTATTTTTTTGAAAGTTTTGATATATACCTTCGTGCGGTTGAAGATATCCATCTATATCTATAGAAGTTATCTTTTGCGCCCCTTGCATCGCGAGATTATAAATTGCTCCAAAAATACACTTCTCAAAATTTCCATTAAAATCATCAGGAGTAATTAGATATTTAGTATCAGATAGTAAGAGCGGTTCTTTCATCAGAGAGCCAAATATTTGAAATATTACGCTTTTATCCCTTATCATTCTAGTCTCCTAATAGCGTACTTAAATCATATTCTTTTCTACCTTTTGACTTATTTTGTCTGGTAGAGATTGTTACATTCATTTTGTCGGTAGTTTCTACTTGAACACCAACTTGCTTTATTTTTTCTTTTCTATTTTCTAAATCTTCAAAATACTTTTGCGCTTCGTCATATACATACGGTACTATTCCTATGCTCTCATTGCTTTTTCGTATATCATTCTTTTTAATTTCGTAAAAGTACTTTAATGAGTAAAAAATACCTTTATAGGTATATCCATTATCTTCAATATATTTTTTTATTAATGTGTAATTTCGCGGCCCTGGCTTCTTTAGTTTAAAAAGATAACATATATATTCTCCTAGTCTATCTCTTTCTTTTACTAACTGTAAACATTCTGTATGATAATTCTTTTCTTTAAATCTTACTGAAATGTCTTTATCCATACTACAGCCGCAATATGCGCATTTGACTATGCGTCCCAAAATAGAATCACCTACTTTCTCTCTACTATTATTATAACATATTTTTTAGAGAAAGTCAATAAAAAAGAGTGGGATACCCACTCTTTTAAAGTTCTTTGATTCTATCAACTAATGCACTTAATAATTCAACTTGTTCTGGAGTTACTTGAGATATCTTCATATCTTTACCAAAAAGTTCTTTTATAATTTCGTGCGCTTTAATTGCTTTTTCTTTATCAATTACAATATTGGCTTTCCAAATATCTTCCGCTTCTTTCATTAGAGCAGTATAATCTAATTCTTCTACTTCTTTAAAGAAAGTGTTGGTTTCTGTCGTTGCCGTTCCACCACTTTCAGCAATTTGCTTATCAATTGCATCGAGAATTGCTTTTTCAACTGCTTTATATTCAAAATCTACTACTGGTTCAATATATTTATACCTTGAACCTGCTAAGAAGTTATCATCGCCGCGGAAGAATATTTTTTGTACTGTTTCTCCAGTATTGGGGTTCTTTTTTGCTCTAATATAACCAATGATATCTACCATTTTATTAACAATATCATATGGTCTTTGTGGTAAAGCTGGGGCAAGAGAGATATAATCCTCTCCCTTTTCGTCTTTAAATTTCTTTTCTGCTGAATGAGACACAAAAATTATACCATAACCTAATCTAGCAATTTGGTCAAAAGTGTTCGCAAATTCCTTTTTACATAGGTCATATCCGCGACCCCACGGTATATCGCCCAATTGACTAACACCTTCTTGTGTGCAAATACTTTTCTCACACGCATCCCACGCTTTATCCGCAGTATCAATACCGATTGTTGCGAATTTTTCTTTATTGCTTGGCTTTTTTAACTGAGCAACGATTCCTTTAAAATCTGCCCAACTTGTCATTGGAACAACCATTGCGCCTTGAAGCGCATTAGTACCAGGCTCAAAAGCGCAAATTAAATGTTTTGGAAATTTGCTTACAAAGGTGGTTTTTCCACATTTTGCCAATCCATATACCAGGATATACTTCCCACGCAAATCTCTACTAATTTGCGTGGGTTGAAGAGTGTCTAAATTAATCATTTATACACCCCCAATTAGAATCCCCAATCTGATTCTGTAGCAGTTGCCTTAACTACTGGAGCTGGCTTACTTGCTTCTTCCTTTTTCTTTTCAAGTTCTGCTTTGCGCGCAGCCATAGCTTTAACCATTTCTGCACTATCAAAAGCTTCTTCTGCATCAAGCGGAGTTGGAGAACCAGAAGTAATAATAAGTTCTTTCTTATTACGGGTTATAATTTTTTCAATAGGATCACCAAATCCTACTTCCTCTACAATTTTTTGAGTTTCTACAGTATAAGCAATAGCACCATAAACTTTTACTGTATCACCTTTTGACCAGAAGGATTCAATATGCTCGATAGCTTGTTTACTATCTACCTTATAATCAACTACATTAATTGTACCATTATAACCTGGCATTGCGCCCTTAATTTTCTTGCAACCAGTTGGTACTCCGTCACGATCAATTTCATCTTCAATAGCAAGAATAAAGATTACGCTCTGGAAAGTTGCCTTATCTTCATACTTATCTCTTGGTACAAGATTGAAGAAGCCACTTTGTGGGCGTGCTGTCTCAACAAGACGACCAGTCTTATCATAGAAACTATTTTCTCTAATACCGCCCTTATCCTGATATACTCTTATATAGCTTGCCTTTGTCTCGTCGCCGCAAGAAGCAATACTAGTCATTTTTTCACTTACATTTTTAATTGATTCATAGGATGGATTAAGTCCACCAGCCTTAGTGTATTTAAAAGAGAATACATTAAAGGGAATTTCAACTTCAAGTTCTTCGCCATGAAGTTTAATATGTGATTTAATGGTAATCTTACCACTAATATATTCCCTATCATCAGAGGTTTTCTTTTCTTCTACATCTACTTCACTTAATACGCCTACTACTTCAATGCCATTTTCTTTTTCTTGTAACATTATTTTTATACCTCGTTAAATTAGATTAAAAAATAGAGAAGAAAATAATACTTTTGATATTACTTTCTTCTCATAATTAGAGAATTTACAAATTACTCTGCGGTTGCATCGGGATCAAAGTTGTAACCTTCTTCAGTAAGAGTAATGTACTTAATTGTAGTCTTCTTACCTTCCTCATTAGTTACTTCAACTTCATTTCTTACTGCATAAGCAGGATGCTTTTTAGCATTAGCAAGACCGTTTACAGAACCAGTTACTGCCGGTACAGTAATACCAAGATCCTCTGCAATCTTGTTAGCTGTGAGATCTTCGCCATAGTGCTCCTTAAGATAGTTAAATACTCGTCTTGAATTGTCAGTCATTATCCTTTTCCTCCATTAATTAAATTCTTTTAAGTATTTTTTATATTAAATCGTAAGTCGTTTATATGACTGACTTACTTTTTAATTTCTAACTATATTATATATGATTTTTTATTTTAGGTCAAATTTTTAGATTGTTGGAGTACCCGTTCCATTTTTTCAGAAGAAAGTTTAAGATGAGCAATTTTCCAAGCAATCTTACTTAATTCAGTACTAGATTCCTTAAGAGATTTAGCATGATTATCAAATATAATTTGACAAGTTTTACAAACCAGAACAATTGTATCAAAATCAAACTGTTCAAGTTCTTCGTTATTTTTAAGTTTATCTATAATTGTTTGATAGGTTCCAATGGTTGTACGTGCATTTACAATAGGTAAAGGCTCATCTTCTTTCACTTCTTCATAATCGAAACCTGCAGAGTTTATTGATTCAAGAATTTGTTCTGTTACCATTTATAGAGCCGCAATTATGGGGCGGCGCATAGTATCAACCATTTCTTCTTTAGTTTTTATATAAAAATATTTGTCTTTAGGTATTTGTGCTTTCATTATTTACCTCACATTATATTAGTTATATACTCATTAGGAAGAAGTTTTTTAGCTATATTTCCTAGTGCGCCGCGACCAGTCATAGTAACTTCATTTAAGCGGATATTAATAGTTCCTTTATTAGATACTATTAAAAGTTCTTCTTTATCATCTATAGGAAGGAAAGAAGTCAATTCTCCGTTGTCTTTTACCTTTTGAATTTTAGTACCTTTTGTCGCACGAGTACCAACTTCAAAATCACTACGATTAGTGCGCGAGATATAACTATTATTAGTAATACTTACTATTTCCTTGCAATTTTGTTTAATTTTGCGGGCGTCCACCACTTCATCACCTTCCGACAATTTAATTGCCTTTACACCAGTGGTGGCGCGTCCAATACTATTTACCTTTTCTATATCTATTATAAGAAAATATCCTTGTTTTGTCAAAAATCCAATATTTTCGCTATTAACAAACATAGTAGAGATAAGTTCGTCATCGTCTTTTAACTTAATTGCAATAACTCCATTGGACTTTTTAATTTTATATTCACTAAAATCAGTTTTCTTTATAAGGCCATTTTTAGTTACAAACACTACACTTTTATATTTATCTACCTTGCCGCAAGGAGCAATATTTACAATCTGCTCTCCATCTGCAAGAACAAAAAACTCACTAATATTTACGCGGCCACTTGTTGGAAAGTCTACAAGATTAAGTGAATATACTTTACCTTTATTAGAAAAGGCTAAAAGTATATTTGCATTTGAGGATTGTTGGGAAGTTATAATGTATTCATTCTTTCCCATTTTTAGTTTCGCGCCACGGCCACCTCTTCTTTGAGTGTAAAGAGTTGAAACTTCATTAGTATAGAGGTTTCCTTCGTTAGTAAGATAAATGTAAAGTTCTTTTTCTTCGATAGGTTCATCATCTTCATCATTACTAAAATTCATATTCATAATTTTAGTGCGGCGCTCATCACCAAATTTTTCTGCTACTTCACGATATCCTTTTTCAATCTCTTTATAGAGAAGTTCTTTATTTGAAAGAATTTCTTTAATTCTATTTTGCTCTTTAAGAAGGTCTTCTTTTTCTTTTTCAAGTTTTTCAATTTCTAAATGTGCAAGTCTAGACAATTTCATATCAAGAATTGCTTTTGCCTGAGCTTCGTTTAATTGAAAATTGTTGATTAAGGCTTGTCTTGCGGCCGCGGTAGTTGGAGAAGATTTTATAGTTTTAATTACTTCATCTATATTTGCAAGTGCAATTAGAAGTCCTTCTACTATATTAAGTCTTTTCTCTATTTTTTCAAGATCAAAAAG